TTCCAATAAAAAATAATCTAATTCCTAACATATGTTAGTCTTTCTTCCAAATTGCCCACAGACCCCAAGCGATTGAAGCCCACGCAGCCATTTTAGCAATAGGACTTGCAAATAAAATTATAAGTCCCACAGCGATTAGAGCACCACCGTGCATAGATGATACTTCTTTTGCTCTTGCTTTGATAAAATTTAACATATTAGTTTACTCCTTTTATTTTGGCATTTCTTTTTCTATGCCCATTCCACGCAACGAAGCCACCTATTCTTAATGACCAATATGCGAGGTAGTTCATAAGATAAAAACCATTTACATTGATATTAATATCTCTAAAGATTTCGTCTGCTCTTTTTTGAGATATAACACCTAAAGTTTTTCTCTTACCTTCCATTAATAGGGTTTGATACTTGTAAGCATAATCGTGTACAAGACCTCCCATTAATAGCACCCCTACTGGTGAAAAAAACGGATGCAAAAATTTAGGTATGCTTGCACCGTCAAATGTAAACCCAGCAGGTATGACAAATTTTTTGTCGTTTAATTTGTAATTGTAATCTTCAGCTAGTTCCCAATGTCTGACACCGAGTAACCACAAAAGTATTCCTTTCCAGAAACCTTTACCTTTTGTTTTGATAGGTATAGGTCTTAATACTGGCATTTTATCAGATGTAAATGTATAACATCTAGGTTTCTTTTTATCAAGTAGATTGATAAGAGATCCTATAATTACTACTATAATTAATATACTCCACATCCAAAATTTCATTGCTAAACTTATTATTAGTTCCATATATTCCTCTATGTTTATTTATAGAATAGGTGTTCCCCTACATTTAAGAAGGTTCCACCTGTTCTTAATGCTTGTTTTACTTGTGTTTCGTCAAGTCTAAAACCTAATGATTTCATTTTTTCAACAGCATTATTATGTTCAGTTAAGTTAGTATTCAATTCTATTATAACCGTCTTTGCTTTTCTCATTGTTTCTATAGCACCGTCTATAACTCTATGTTCTAAACCATCAACATCCATCTTAATGTGATCTGGTACTATCTTCATCATCTTGCAAAATGTATCCAACTTAACAATATTAATACCTTGTTTAAAGGCAACATTCATTTTACTTAAATCAAAGTTCTTTTCTTCATCAACCGTATGACAAGAACCACCTGGTCCTACATCTCTATCTTGTGCTATATTTAAAACTGAAAATCCATCGTAGTCTAAATTACCAGCACAATAAGCGGTTACTTTATCTTGTACATTATTTAATCTTATATTCTGACATAGTAAATTATAATTACTTGCCTCAGGTTCAAACGCATATACTCTAGCACTTCTACTTACAGCACTCATCAAAGAATACATACCTACATTTGCCCCTATATCTATAACAATATCACCTTGTTGCATATTATCCATCCAAGTTATTGTTATAGGTTCTTTCCTAAAAATCTTCTTAACTCTACCTGCTGTCTTTCTGGTAGGTGTATAAAATTTTACTTCTCGGCCGTGATAAACTAAACTATCTTCCTCATCAAATTTCATCATCTTCTAATAATTTTTCTTTTTTCCATTCTTCATATTCTTCAGCAGTTATCTTTTCACAACCCATTTGAAAACTTTGATAATCCATATTTAAACTCTTAAATGCTTTCAAAGTTTCTGCCATTATAGGAGGTTGTGCTGCCTCACACTCTTGTTGTGTTTCATAGATTTGTAAATCAGTTCTATAATGAGTAGTACAATCTACTCCACCAGTACCTAAACCTATTACACATAAAACTCCAAATATTCTAAACATTTTTCTTCCAATACTTATCTGATCGCAAGTTATAAACTAATGCTAATCTATTACGGACGCCATCTGCTTTATAACTATGCCAGGTATGATCGTTTCTACTAAAAGCAAAAGCACGGTTTACTTTCCATTCAACTTCATAAGGATTTTTACCTGACTTATCCTCATACAACCAAGTGCCTTCGTTTTTTTCAGGTGTAATATAAATTACTACACTTAATAACTTATCTCTACTATCACTATGAATAGGAAAGACATAATCTCTTCCATTATTTACAACATTTAATTCTGTATATTGATAATGTTGTAATTTATCTGGCGCTAATTCTGTTAACCATTGCCACATTTTATCGTGGTACGAATTATGTATCTCTCTTATTTGATCTTCACTTAAAGGAGATAAACCTTCTTTGCCAGATGATGATTGGAAACCTATTTCTACTTTACCGTCTTTATAAATTTTATGTTTATAGATATCCCACTCATCAAATTTTGTATTAAACTCTATATTTTTTATCGTATGTAAGTGTCTATGATATAAAAAATTGTCTTCAATAATATACTTTGGCCACATCAATTATCTCATTTCTTTTTTTTGTCCTGTACTTTTGCGTTTACCATAGATATAGTTGGGTCCATTGTAGTTGGTTCTGCTGAAGTTGAAACTGAGTCTCCAGTTCCTGCAACTAAACCAACGGCACGACTATCTCTTCCACCCTTACCTTTAGGTGCAATGTCTGTACCTTTTCTACTTAATGCTGACATAGGTTGTATTGCGTCTAAACCACTTACTCTTATCGTAGATACTCCTAGATATTCTTTAAATCCTTTAACCATTATACTTGTCCTTAAATGTTTTATATTTTTTTTCTTCTTCTATTTTAAATTCTGTTTTACCGTTTAGTTTTTCATCAAGTGCTGCCTCTATGTTTTCTATCTTATCAATAACACCTCGTAATACTATATTGTTATTATCATCACTCTCTTTAATTTTTCTTTTGAGAGGTTTAGCAAACATTAAAGGATCTCTTTTAGATTTATCTTTAACACTTTTGGCATTGGGAGCCATATCAACACCACCACCTGCAACTGAATTAGCTGGTGCGTCTTCCTCAATCTTATTGATGATCTCGTCCATCATTTCTTTATAATGTTTTGGCATAGTCAAACTCCGATTTTAATTCTCCATCTCTTTCAAATACATCAACACCAAAACAATTCATAACAAACTTATCGTCTGTATAAACTTCTGGTATCTCTCTGCTTTCATTTAATATATCTTCATAGAGATTGTTGTCTTTTAAATATGTAATAACAGCAGACTCAATTGTTTCTTTGTGCATTGCATACTTTTTATTTTCTTTTAATAATAAAGCGGCTGCAACTGCAAATGATCCTAACTTACCTTTAATACCTACTTTCGCAAGTAATCTTTTTAAGTTGAAAACAAACCTATGTAAAACCGTATAAGAACGCTTTTCTAATGTTCCTTTTATAGTATTAAATTTCTTTAATACTTTACCGTTTTTATCAATTATACCATACTTAAAAGCAGGTTGTTTTTCAAAAGGTGTTACTAGCATTTTAATAACTCTATATGCGATAAGTAAATCAACTGGTCTATTTGCCATTACATTTCCTTTAATAACTTTTTAATATTCTCATCAATCTCAACTTCATTGAGTTCGTGTGGATACAAGTAATCTAAATGTTCTAAAACCGTTTTTAGTATTGGCCAGTATTGTTTGTCTATCTTGTATAATAATAATACACAAGCGGCCTCTACACCAAAAACATTTTGTAAAACTATAATGTGATTAACAATTAGTCTTACTTTTATTTCACCTATTAACTTATATCTACGAAATAACCTTTTAAGATATTTGAACCTTTTAATGTCGTCATAAAACTCCTGCTCTTTTTCAAGTGTAGGGTTATCATAACTTTGCTGTGCATACAGCAACCAATTATCTTTGGTTATCTCTTTGAACATTACTACACTAACTTAGCGTAGACCTTTGATGTTCCGTTCTTTAGAGTTTCATAAGATACTTCCATCTTTAATCCACCCTCTTTTCTATGAGATATACCATCATCATTTAAATCAGAACCATCGGTATCTTTACCAAATCTTCCTCCAAATTGTGTCAATTCAACGGTTGTTTTACCATTTTCGCCTTCTAGTGTACAATCACCACAAGTAAGACCTATTCTTTGTAACTTTTCTTTTAATTCGTCAACTGCAAATTGTGGGTTTAAATATTCCCTTTCGGAAATAGAACCAACAAAACCGTTAACTCTTTGAAGAACAGCTGCGTCCTGAATATTATGTGCTCCGATTGCTGAATCTTCTACTGAATTTGTAGTTTGTGATCCAACAGCAGAAGCAGTTTTTTCAGAACCTGTATGTTCTTTTATGTGTTGTTTTAAAGTTTTCATTTAGTTTCCTCTACTTCTTTTTTAACTTCTTTTTTATCCTCAACCTCTTTAGATTGATTATCGCCTATTACATCTTCTTCAAAATCTTTTACAGATTCTTCATTAACAAATGTTTTAAACTTTTTTACCATTTTCATCTCCCTTACTCAACTTTAATAGTTTTTCGGTTTGTTGTAAAGCACCATAGATAGCGTTTAAATTAGATTTTTGACCACCTAATTCTTTCTCCATAGTTTCTATACTTTTTTTTGTTTTATCAAAATCAGCTCTTAATACTGCTAATTCTTCTTGCAATACTTTTTCATCTATCATATTATATACTCCTTATTATTAACTTACTACTTGACCGTTTCCGCCAATCACATTCCACTTACTATTTTTAAACATTAACATAACACTTCTACCTGGTGCGTCTATACTTACTTTAGTACCAGAACCAGCATTAAAGTTTGCTGGAGTTACATCAACTGCATTTGTTCCACCAGTTGAGTTGTTAATGATAATTTTTACTTGTCCGTCAGAACCATCTTCTAAAGTACAAGGACAACCTGCTGCTGTAGCATTAATTAGAGTCGTTGACCCTGTTACTGCAACTGCTAATGATGAAGAACCATCACCTGAAATTGTCTGTACCGTATCTTTAAGTCCAATCCAAGAAGGTATATTATTGAATACATCTTCCGCTGTAACTTTTTTATTAATTGGTGTTCCTGAAGGATTGTCTATGATGTGGAATAAATCCACACTTGCTAATGCGTCACCTAAATCGGTCAACGCCGTTATTTTCTTGTCTGCCATTTTTATTCTCCTATTAACCCCTTATGGGGAATGCTATTCTAGGCATACACCTAGACCACTTTGTTCATATAGTATATATAAGGGCGCCAAAGCGCCCCTATAAATTTAATTATTACGAGTTAGATGTTAAACATACTAGAGTTTGATAAGAAACTCTACCTGCTCGTCCACCTGAACCAGTCGTTTTTAGAACCCAACCTGAATGAGCAACCTTTCCAGATTGCGTTTCAGAAGCGCTGTAGTTAAATAAACCGTTAGTTGCTCCACTTATAAAAGTATTAGCACTAGCGTTTTCATACAACGAAGTTCTATTAGCACTTGAAGGTGCTACATTCAGCATAGTTGCTGCCCATAAAGGCGCTCCTGCTGCTGAGCTTGCTTTAGTCCAACTTGACATATTATTCTCTCCCTTTGTTAATTGTTTAAGGTACTCAATTTGTTAGTATATGATACTATTTATAAGAAAAGATACTAGAAACCTAGTTTTTTGAGTTGTTTGATAGTATTTGGTGTAGATGTGTGAAGTATACCAATACCACCTCTAGCAGTGAATTGTGTAGTGTTTTTTGCGTAATCGTCTATTAATATTGCAGGTTGACCTGCTACTTTTGCGTATAATTGTTTCTGTGATCTCTTAACTAGATTGATTCTACCAGCAGAAAGACCTAATTTAGTTCTTGCCCAACTTGATTTACCTGGTATACAATTAGGATCAAAACTTTCTTCTACATATGCTGATAATATGTGTGGTTGATACTTTGATATGAAAGACCATAGCGATCTACCGCCACTTTGCCAAGGTAAAGTGTGCCAAAATTTTGGAGTGTCTTTGATTGGTTGCCACTTTTCAGTCTTACTAGCATAAGACCATTTTGATATGGACATACCAGTTACTTTCTCAGCAGCACTTTTAAAATCACAAAGGACACCATCCATATCACAATAGATACGAGGTTTCATAGTTTTAGTATTTGTAATCTACTTTTGGATTCATTTCAGGAGAAGTTGCAACTTGACCTGACATTGTTTTTTTCTTTGGATCTCTTGTGTCTTCGCCTGCTTCTTGTTCTTTCTTCTTGTCCTTATCATTATCAACCTGTGTTTTAGGACCTTTGCCTTCTTTGATTTCTGCTCTCATTTGTGCAAAAGTTTTACCATCATCTTTAGTAATCTCTTTGATAGATTTATTTACCATATGACTTATAGGACTTTTCTCACCACCAGCACTTCTTTGTTGTGCATTTGCTTTAGCAGTTTGAGTAGTATGTGTTTCGTCAAGTTCTTTTCCTTTTGCAGGATCTTTTTCAGCAACTCTATATCCAAATCTGTATTTTTTCTTAGCGTTTCTGGAAGCACTTCCTCTTTTAGATGAAGTATTAGCACCATCTTTTTCAGATAGTTTAGTTGCTTCTTCTACTTTAGAATAAAATTCTTTCTTCTCAGCACCAGTCATATGACCTATAGGTTTGCCTGCCTTTTCTAATTCTTGGTTAAATTTATTTTGGTAGTCAGATTCTAAAACTTTGTTCTGCATAGTTTTTACAACATCTTCAATACTACCATCTTTTGTTTTTAAATATTTTTCACTCATTATGGTCTCCTTAATCCTTTATGAAATTTGTCTTTTGCTTTTTTGATTTTTCTATCCAAAACTTTTAATTTAAGTCTGTCTGAAACTTCTTTATATATTCTTTCAAAGACTTTTCTAGCACCTGAATAGTCTTCGTTAGTTCTTTTCAATACTTTCGCAACATCAGGATGTTTTGATAAACCTTTTGCAAGTTTCTCAATGGCTGCAACTGCACCTGAATAGTTACCTTGTTTGTATCTAGGATCGTTTGCAATTCCGTATGCCTGTTTGATTTGTTGTGAAGTAAACTCTACTATACTTTTTGGTCTTATTCTTATTTCTGAAACTTCCGTTTTACCTTCTGGTTCTGGCAATCTTTGTTCAACAGGAGATGTATTTCTACCCATTTTGTTTATCTTAAATCCTTTTGCTCTTAATTTCTGTGCCTTGTTTTGTAAATCAGATAAAGTTTCTGCGTCTTCAAAACCAGCGTGTTTGCCGTATTTGTCATCATAAGATAATCTATAAGGCGCTTTGCCTTCTTTTATAGATGGATCAAAATGATTTAATCTAAAGTGTGATGGTGATTCTAAAGGGTCATTTGTTCTTTCTGCACCTTCTATTTCAAGGTCTTCTATACTTCCGCCACCACCTGGTCCTATTTGTCTTTTTGCTCTTGCCTTATCTAATTCTTTTTCTGCTTTATTTTCAGCATCCCTTTCACTATTTGCATTGATAACCATTTCAAAACCATCAGTACCACCGATACCTTTATAACCCAAAGTACCTGATACTCTAAATCTTGCTTCTTCTAATTTGCCTGCCCAATTAATATCATTTTCATTTTGATATTCTTCTTTAACTATTTCTATTTTTTTAGTCTTTCTTAAATCACCAGTCTTGTACCACTTAATCCATTTTTCTGCTTCTGCTTTTGATCTATAAGTTCCGTGTATAAATTTACCACCATCCATTTTAGTAACTTGTACAGAAAATGCCTCTTTAACTTCGTCTTTTTTATCGTCTTTTTTTTCTTTTGCTTTTTCTGCTTTATCTTTAAGTAGTTTATGTGCGATACCAACCGTTAAAGGAACCTCACCTGTTTCTTTATTAGGTTCTGGTTTCACAACTTTGTTTTTCTCATTCTCAATCTTTTGTTTTAATAGATTGATTTGACCTTGAGCAACTACTAATTGTTTTTCTAATGCTTCTGCTGATTTAGCGTCACCTTCTTTAGGTGTTTCTTTAGGTTTTTCTTTACTATCTTTTGGTGGGAATGTAGACTCTTTTACAGGCATACCTTTTTGTACCATACGAGATAATGCAAGACCTGATAAGAAAGGTATCTTTTTCTTTCTTAAAGCGTCCATAGCACTATCAGGTATTCTTTTGAATATCTGT